TTCATCGGTTGTCTTGATTTTGAATGACTTCACATACTCATTGACACGATTAGACCGATTAAACGAAACTCTCTTCTTGATTTCTGCTTCGACTTCTTTTGATACGACTTCCACTGCATTTTTTGTAACTCGTGCGATTTCTTCAGAATATTCACTTAGTGAATCCATGATCGCTTTAGATAAGTTATCAATCTGTGTCATGTGTGCATCTCTAATTGTCGAAGCGTTAAATCAATCGGGTTGGGGGTGAAATCAAGAATGTCTTGCGACTGTATGACTTCATATATTCCCTCGCCTGTTATCTCTACATAATCGTGTGCATCGATTCCGATAATGTGCGGGATTCGTATCACTCTTGCAATATCGGTCTGAGCTGCTTGCGCTGCATAGAACCTTTTAAATCCAAGAATCCTTTTTTGAAATCGTATGCCTGTATGCTTAACTACCCTTTCATCGTTTTCATCAAGTCGGTAAATCTCACAAACACCGTCGTTGTAGACGGGCTGATTAAACATTGATATACCTTATCTGCAATTCTAGATACTCACTGTCATATCGGATTTTGAATACATCCCTCTGACCATAATATGAATATCTGACAAACGCTTTTAAAAGCGCTCTAGCGGACAAATCACTTTCAAAGTCAACTAAGTCGCTTACTTTGTTTTGGATGTCTTGTGCGCCCTCCTTGATGTAGGTAACGAGGATTGTATCAGGGTAAGAAGAGGGAGTGGCTAACTCCCCCTTGATTTCAACTAGTAATGACGAAATTAGGGCTTCGTTCATGGAAAACCCTCCTTTCTAGATTAAACTACAGCGACTGTGTTAACGGTGTCGATGTAACGTGCTAAACCGGAAATATCCAATACAACTGCACAAGCGTCATCAACCGCACGACCATTACCGTAAGTCTTAGCAATTAACACGTCGACATCATCCAATGCCTTGGTTTCTTTGTAGACATCCAACTTCACGGCTTGAATACCCAAGTCATACATGTTCGGCAATGCCAATACAGGAGAGCCCTCATCACAGTTGACAGTTTGAATAACTCTTGTTGGGAATGAGAAGTTAGGTGCCCAAGTGCCATTAACGAAAGACATCGAAGCAGGAAGAATCGTAGCGAAGTAATCTGCCGGATTACAAATCAATAAGACTTCTTCAACTTTGCGTTTTCCGCCATTGGTTAAAACTTCAATAACCGGCCCGTAATCTTCAGGGGCAAACGTTGCCAATGCAACTGCGGTTTTAGCAGTGTGAACACCGTCAACCGAAGTATTTAGTAAGCGAGAGAATCCGATAGGTTCATCTTTTCCGTCGCCATCAATAACTGCATATTCCAAACCATCAACCATTGCTTCTGCCAAGATAGCACGGAAGTAACGGTCTACGTAGGCTTCACCCAATGCAACGATGCCTTTAGGTACTAACAGATACGCGGCCAAACGGAATGCATCCATGTTGATACCGGTGATAGTTGCAGACAGTTCAGCAGAGATAGAAGCAGTAATAGCCCCCCAAGCGGCAGCACCAGTAGCAGCAGCCGAGATCCATTTCTTAACGCCTGCAGGTACGATACGGACATAACCCAATAAGCCGGATTCTTTCTTAACAGAATCAAGAGTACGCTCGATGATCGTTACAGGGATGACATCTTCTTGTTCGAAAGTCAGAGCATTTTTAACACCAACGCCGAACTTCGAATAGAAAGCCTTTTCATCTTTGTTTAACGTACGAAGACCCAACGATTTAGCGAAGTCTGCGTCTTCTTGGGCACGGACTGCATCTTGTGCGTACTGTTCAACGATTCCAGCGGTACTGGCTTCGATAAATTCATGCATTGCACTTAAAATGGCTTCCGTTTTATTCTCAACAGGTGCTCCCTCGATTTTTGCGGTCAAGGATGCGAGTAGTTCTTTGTTTGTATTCAATTTCATTTCTTTTTCCTCCTATTTTTTCCCGAAATATTTTTCCCATGCATTGATAGGTTCTTGTTTCGGATTCAATTGTTTTTCTACATTTTTCAACTTTTCAACAAGCCCGAATAAAATGCTTGATTCTAACGAAGCTTTGGCGGATTCTTCTTGAATCTTAGTTGCAAAGCCCATTTCAAACGCTTCTTCGGCTGTTAACCATGTTTCTTCATTCATCATCTTTTGGATTTTCGACACGGGTAATCCTGTCGCATCACAGTATGACTGAATGATCGGTTCATTGATTTTGGCTAAGTCTTCTGCCATCTTCTTAAAGTCTTCACTGTCGCCGGATGCAATCGTCCATGCGTTATGAATCATCAGTAATGATGTCTTCGGCATGACTCGGGTTTTCCCGGCAACAAACACAACACTAGCAGCGGAACAAGCAAATCCATCACAGATCGTTGTGACATGCCCTTTCCATTCTCTGAGCAAGTTGTAAATACCCAATCCCTGACTCACCTCACCGCCATAGGAATTAATTCTTACGGTCAAATTCGGTGTAGTCACTTGTGCTAGTTCATCAGCAAAGTCATAATGAGTAACGTCATTTTCAAACCACTTCATTGATACGATGTCGCCATAAATATTCAGTTCTGTGTTTGATTCGTCTTTGTTTTTAAAGGCAAAGAATTTTTTCACTATTTCTCACCCCCTTTCGTACTTTCCGAGTAGTTCTTTGTTACATGGTGTTCATCCGCCCAGTCTTCTTCTACCCTAGGCATTGATAACCAACGACGGATTTCATTGTGTGAAAAACCAATCGCAAAGTATTTATCCATTGCTACGGCTGAGTCGATGACATCGAAATGCTGAATACGCAATTTATCGATGACGATGCGCTCGCCTTTGATGTACTTCTCTTTTTCAATCATGTGTCCATTCAGAGCGTCTTCTAATACTTGAATCGGGTTATCGACTGCAAATGTCAAGAAATCCGTCATGCTTGTTGATTTCTCGGTTTTAGTTCCGAAAAATACATCACGAGGGATATGAAATGCAGTAGCGACATCTTCGAATACATGTCTGATCAGATTTCTAAAGTCAGTCGAATCTTTATTTGGTATCTTCTCACCCAATATCTGTAATTCAATGCTCTTGTCCACAGGGATACCGACATTATCGCCCTCAAACAAGCCTCTTAATGTCGTGTTCAGATACGTCTGTGCGTCGATTTCTACGTCTTCGTTTTCCTTTTTGACCTTCCATTTTCCAGGCATCTTGGCAATGATTTTCATTCCGTTCTTCTGACGGTAATCATTGAGTGCATAAGAAATCATCGTGTCCATATTGGCGTAGTATTTCTGCATCAGTTTTGCGATTTCATCGTTGTTTTGTTTTACGAGAATCACATCATCTGCTGAAAATGTCTTATTCAGTTTGTAATTTCCGATTGTGACATTTGAGTAGGTTTTGGAAACGAGTACCTTATCATTGACTTCGAATGAATCAGCGAGATAGAGCCCGTTGTTGTGGATGACTACCAGTGCGCCTGTTTCGTAATCTTGAAATGATTTTTTAGTGACTCTTTTCCAAAATGCCGTACCATCATCATTGGGATTTGGTCGGACATTTAACGTATAATATTCTTCATCAAATTTTTCTTTGACTTTGCCACCCTCGATTGCATAGTGTCTAAACTCACATTTTGAAATTGTGTTAGCGATCATATCGATTGCTTTTTCCATTGCAATGGTCTGTGCTTCAAACTCCAATCCTGCGGTACTGACGACTAATTGATAAACGGTGTTGGTCTTCGGAAAAATTTGTAACCACTCAAACATTCATACCCTCCTTTCACGCTCACATATAGAGCACCACTTCTTCTAATAATTCCCGTTGGGTCATGGCATGAACGAAAGCCATGAATCCGTCATTTTTTCTCAACTTCGGTTCAATTTTTTCATATGCCATATTCCCCTTTCGGTCTGTAATCACCATCGTGTTATTTGTGTACCAACGCATGATGGCGGAGTTACCAAAGTTTATAAGTCTGTTCGCAAAAGCAACATCAATCATCGGTGCTACTAGGTTATGTGTAATTGGCCCTGAGCGCACGAGAACAAGCAACTGATAAGGGTCTTCCTTCGTTCTTGGTATGACGTTGTACTTTTCAAAGGCTTGTTTCATCAATTCAAATCGGTATCCATCCATTGCGATGGCTTGAAGGTCGTATTTCTTGGATTCTTCCATGACCCACTCAACGATCAACTCTGCCGGTATGGTTGGTGTACTTACGACTTCGAAATCTTCAAACCCCGGATTCCCTTGATTTGCTAACGGAAACTTAATTCCATCGAAGTGGGATGAATGTCTGCATACCCATGTTTTTTGTCGCCATATCCACTCATCATCATCCTTAAAAAGAAAACCGGCAGAAGCAAAGTCACGCACACTTGCATAGTCAATAGCAGCGACACATGATTTTCTTTCGAGCTTCATTGTGAGTCGGATGATTCGTTCGGATTCTTTCGCTTCAGGGTTTTGATAAGTTGTGGCTAGGATGTTTACCCAATTGGTAACAGAAAGTTTTTCATCACGTTCAGGAATATTCATTCGTTTCGTCATAAACTCTGCACGCTTGGATGGTACGATTTTCATTTCGTGATACTGAGTGATCAATTCGTTTTTAAGATCTTGCCGGTAATGGATGCTCGGATTTGCTTTGACCCACTTATTCATT